TGTGCACTATTGATGGACAAGTATATACAATTTGTTGCACGCCTGATGAAAGGAGGTAAGACAAAATGATTAAAAACAAAAAAGAAAAAAGCTTTTGTATTTGTAGGCCACCTATTTTGAAAACTTTTGAACTTCCAAGTAGAGAAAATTTACTTAATATTAAAATAGGTAATTATGTAAAACTCATTTTTGGATTAAATGAAAAAAGTGAGAAAGAGAGAATGTGGGTTGAAGTAACAGATATAAAAGGAACTTATGGATATGGTAAATTAGCTAATACCCCTATTTTTATTACTACTCTATCTTATGGAGATAGAATAAAATTTCATCTTGGCGATGTAATAGCTATAAAAAAATCTTATGATTAAAAAATAGCTATGTGGTTTGACGAACCTATAGAAAAACCAAAAAGAAAATACCGTAAATTAAGGAAGCAATATTATGAAATTTTAAAGAAATTGTCTCAAGCAACTGGTATATCATTTGGCTCTTTATCCAGATGGGCGCATCAGGATACAAGACCTTCTTTAGAAGCAGCAAAAAAACTAGAGAAAGTAACAGGTGTTAGTAGGTTATGTTGGTTATATCCAAAAGAATTTGGTAACCCTCTTTTGAAAGTGTTAGAGTTAACAGAATTGGCTAAAATGGATGTGAAAAAAAGAGTAAAAGAAATAGAACGAGAAAAAGAAAAAGCCCGTTTAAGCAAACAAGAGATGTATAAAATGATACAGTTAGAAAAGGAAAAAGAAATACGACTTATGAGAAAATTAAGACAGCTTAAAAATTTAGCAGAAACAGATTAATCCAATTCCCCTTTTCTCCACTTCTCTATTATTTCAGGTGGAACATTCATTATCTCATCAACAGACATATTTTCTAAATCCTCTGCTGTATATTCTGTTTTTGTAGATACTCTACCCATAGGTGGTGTTGGGGCTGTTGCTCTTTGTTGTAATTTCTCAACAATTTGTCTTTGCCCAGCTTTAAAAGCTTCCTTAGCTACATCAGGTTCACTTTTATCTAAAGCTTTTAAAACTTCAAATAAAACCTTACCTGCATTTTCTCCAAATACATAAAAACTGTTCCAGAAAGGTGCTAATTTATCTTTGGTAGGCTCTACATGCTTTTTAACGAGGTCAATAAATTCTGGATTTTGACTTACTTCTTCTAATCCTCTTTGCAGTCTATCCATTTCTATTTTTTCACTTACTTTTTCATCTATTAAACGAGCAATATCAGTTGGAGAAATTTGTGGTTGTTGTTGAGTTTGCACTTGAGAAATATAATTAGTATAAGCACGAATTTTATTTTGTAAAATTTCTTTTGCTTTAGCAGCAGGGTCATCTGCTTCAGCTATTTCTGTTTCTTCTTGAGGACTAAATTCGGTTATATCTTTAGACAAAGCAGGAGAAGTAGGAGTAACATTAGGTGGCACAGAACCAAAAGGAGTAGGCACTGTTGGCGTAGGAATAAGAGGAGTTTGTGGAATATTCTGTGGGAATGGTTGTTTAGGAATATCATAAGGAGGTTGAATTGGCTGAACTTGTGTTTGTTTTGCTAGATTAGCATAATAATCAACTAATTTCTTTTGTTTCTCTAATTCATTTCTTAAAACTTTGAAGTTATATTCTTTATCTTTTTTCTCTGGCGGTGTTTCAGGTTTTTCCTCAGGTTTTTCAGATGGTTGTGTTTCTGTAGTTTCTTCAGTTTCTTCTGGTGGTAAAGTTTCTTCCATTCCTTCTTCTTTTTTTTCTTCTGTATTACCCATACCTTACCCTCCTTGTTTAAATGGAGTTTGTAATTGTCTTATATTTTGTGGCAAATTTTGTTGCTGTAATGCTTGTTGTGTTTGGGCATTTATTTGTTGCTCTAATTCTTTTTTGATATGAGAAGGTAAGTCCAAATATTCAAATAACATTTTAATAAAAATTGGATTTGGTGTTGTTTGAATTATTTTTAATAAATCATTAGCTACTGCTAATCTATAACTTGGTGAAGCATTAACTTCAGTAGCAATAATATCAAAGTCAAGTGCTTCATTTGTAATATCATTTACTATTTTTTCTATTACAGGTCTGCCAAATTCATCTCTAACAACAGTTTCAACAGGAGAACCAGTAAGTGGATGTGGTTCTTTTTTAGTAGCAAAAACTACTTGATTTATAGTATATTCTTCATCACTATCAACCGCCTTGAAAGTTTTTTCATAATCATAAGTTTGCTGAATAGCATTAAATAAATATCTAGCTAAAAGTATTTTTGTCTCTTTGAAATTATTAAATATTCTCGCTTTATCTGTAAGCATAATTCTTTCTTCCTGAAGCATTGCAGAACCTGATTTAACTTTGCCAGAAGGAGGGATAATAGGAGAAACTATATCAGCATCTTTAAGGGCTAAATTTTCTAATTCCAATAAACCTACAGGGAATTGCACTGTATTTTCAATTTTGTAATTGTTTATTTTGCCTGGATAAGTTTTTAAAGACATTCCTGGGCGAAACCCTTTTTTGCTTAAAGCTTCTTCACTTTCAGGAGTAAAAGTTTGGTCTTCATAAATTAAAACACTATAAGGAGCATTAAGCATAGCTTCTATAAGATAACTATGCCTTTTATTTATTTCTTTCTGAACATCTTTAAGAACTTCTACAACACCCCAAATTAAATATTTCTTTTCTGTAGGCAAATATATTTTATATATCGTAAACGGAACAAAAGGGAAATTCTTTGCTAATTCTCCCTTTGTCCAAGGAGAAGGCTCATCACTAAGCTCTATATCTCCAAATAAATATTTAACTCTTACTTTAGGAATATATCTAGTTAAGACTTCTATATCTCCAGCTTTTTTTCTAATTTCTAAAGTTTCTTTATCTATTTCATTTTCATCAATGACTTTCTTTGTAATAGCATCAACAATAATTTCAATTTTTTCCCAAGTCTTATACCAATACTCATCTATTCTTCCTTCATTCGCCTTAATATTATAAGGCTGTGATAAAGCATCTCTCCATCTATCATAAGGATGTGTAATATGAACACTTTGTTTAAGTGCCTCAAATCCTTTAGTAGAAATAATAGTTAAAACTTTAACTAACTTATCTATTTGTCTAGCTTTTTGAGGCCATCTTCGTTTGATTGTTTCTATGGGAAGCCATACAGACCTAAAAACATATTCAGCATCTGTTTTATCATACCGTTTTGCTCTTGGATCAAACATTACCTCCCACGGAGAGCAAGCACAAAGACCCACATCACCACGAATAATATCTTTAGAATAATCAGGATAAATAAAAAAATAATGCTCTCCTGAAATTATGCCATTATAAAAAACTTCTCCTTCAATTGTATCCCCTTTTATTTGATACCAAACTAATTTATATAATTGATTAGCTATATCAACTATTTCTTGGTCTTTCTTTTGTTGTGGACGGAATTTAATATCATATCTAGTAGTAAGAAAATAACCATCAAGAAGATTTAATTTGGCCTGTATTCTATTTATAGATAAGGTAGGGCGTTCTGCATCTTTTAAATCTTTATAATATTTATCGCTACCATCTACATACCATTGATATTTACCGCCATAAACAAAACCATAACTTTCTTCTGCCTTTTCCCAAAAATCCTTATAGGCAGACTTTGTTTCTTCATATCGTTCTAAAATAACATCTATTTCTTTCTTTTTTCTAGCCATAAGGATTTATTATAGATATAATAAAATATAATCATAATCCTGTCAAGCTCGCAAAAGATTGACAAAAAAGGCAATTTGGATTTAACATATATATATGAAATCTCAAAAATTCTCTGAATTTGCACCTTCTATTGAACATTTAAATGCTGTTTTCCCTAAAAATAGGATAAAATATCCAATAGAATATAAAGCAAACTTAGAATTTAGAAGAGAACTTCTCAAAAAAGCAAGGAAAGATAGTAAATTTAGGCAGGATATTAAATTATATACTTTCAAAGATATAACTTTTTTCTTTGATTGTTTTCTTTATATATATTGTCCAGTAAGACATCCTGATAGTCCTCATAGACCATTTATTTTATGGAAATATCAAAGAGAAATATTAGTTCCAGCTATTGTTGAAAGAATATTATATGGAGGTGATTTAATAGCTCTTAAAAAAAGAAGTATTGGATTTACTTATACAGTAACAGGAATTTTCCTTTTCTTTTTTCTTAATCCATTCTTCCCTAGTGATTTTCTTCTTGGTTCAGTAAATGAAGAAACAGTAGATAGAAGGGGAGATATGGACAGTCTTTTTGAAAAAGTAAGATACTTATTAAAATCATTACCTGATTGGTTATTACCTAAAGGATTTAAATGGAGAGAACATGACAGAACACGTCTTTTAATTAACCCTGAAACTGGAGTATCTATTAGAGGAAAGGCAAATACAGCAGACTTTGGAGCTGGTGGTAGAGCAAGAGCAGCTTTTTTAGATGAATTCAGTTTATGGTATCATACAGACGCTGCAGCATGGTCAACATTAACTGATACAGTATCATGTAGAATAGCTTGTGGAACTCCTGCTAGAGAAAGACTTATACCTGCCGATAATGATTATACTTCTTATTATTTTTATCAATTATTCAGTAAAAGACAGCCATTAAGAACAAATCCAAATTTAAAATTACCTAGTATTTATGAGTTTGATTGGAGATATGATGATGAGATGTCCAAAAAGGATGTGGAAAGAGAAAAACAACAAAGAGGTGCTATTGACTTTGCTATAAATGTATTAGGAACTTTTGATATTCCACAATCAGGCAGGCATTTCCCTCAATATGATAAATTTAAACATGTAAGGCAACTTACATATATTAAAGAGAAACCTGTATATGTAGGTATAGATTATGGGTTTTTACATCCTTGCGTGGTATGTGCTCAAGTAGATGATGACGATTGCCTTCTTATTTTAAAATGTATTCTCGGTAAACAAATAGATATATTCCCCTTTGCTAAATATGTAAAAAGTAAATTAAAACAATGGTTTGGGGAAGGAGCTTCTTTTATCTATCTGGCAGATGAAGCAGGACAACAAAGAACCGATAAAGGAATGAGTGTAGAAGCTTTAATAGCTGCAGGATTATCTCCTGTTATACCTGTTCCTAATAAAAAAGAACGAATGACTGTGCAAATAAGAAATAAATTAACCGATGAATATAATGGGAAACCTGGGCTTTTAATAAATGATGAAATTGCCGATAGCCCTATAGAAAGTTTTATTTCAACAGAAAGTTGTGCTTACATCCATAGATGCTTTCAATATATTAAAACTAAAAAGACTAATGAATTAAGTTGGGAAAGAGATGAATACTTAGCTCACGGCATGGATTGTATTGGATACATAGTTTTATATTTATTTCCTTATTTTGAACGCCGTGAAATGGCTAAAAAAAGAAAAGACAGGTGGAGAGAATTACAAAATCAGCAAAAAGAAAGAAGACACTGGATAGCTAAGTGATTATTTTTTTTTCTTTTTCTTTTTATCTTTCTTAATTAAATTTTCAACAAATTGGCGCTCTGGGAATTTTATATCCCCCCCCTCCTCTTTAACTACTTCTGCATCAATTACCTTTTCTTTCTCTTTATCAGATAGAGAAGGGATGGAACTCAATGCTCTATTTATTCTATCTATTAAATTCTTATCTTGCTCTGTAAAAATATTTATATTGTATTGAGACAAAGGGGTATCAACATTTATATTATGTCTAATTTCTAAGGTTTCTTTTAATTTATTATATATCTTTAATCCTAATTCAATAGCACCAAGTTTGCCTTCCATTGCTTTTTCAAGCAATTTACTCTCAAGCATAAGAAGAACTCTATTAACATGCTTACTTCTATATTCATAAAGACGTTCTAATAATAAACCGAGAACTCTCTCAACATCCTTAACATCTACTTGAAACTTCTCTGCAATTTCTGCCGAAGTAGGAACGACATCAAAAGGTAAAGAAAGTAAATATTTATAAATTTTAACTTTTAAATTATGGTCTTGCTGTTTAATTTTATCTCCTAAAGCTGTTTTTTGCATGAGAATGCCCCGTATTGCATTTTCTCGGCCTTCCCCATATAAAACATCCTATTTCAATTCAAACCTGCCTCAGAGGCTAAATATGTGGCAGTTTATTGCCTTAAAAGTTAAACTTTACCTTTCTCAATTAACTTCCCACCACAAGCCTGAATTATCTGTATAAAATTCTCAGGACTGATTTTCCACGGCTTAATATGCGTCCAATCAAATATTTTTACTAACGGTGTGATACAACCCTCACTACAAAAATATTGTCCTTTCTTTTCTTTTCTCCATTTTGTAAACAAGCCAAATCCAGCCACATAATCAAACTTAGCTTTTATGTCCACAAGCCCCAGAAAGAAGTTATGAATAATACAGGCTTGACCATCAGAAACCTCTAAGCCCCATATTTCATACTCATCGCCTTTTTTATATCCTTTAAAAATCGGTCTAATATTCCATCTTACATTTAACAATTGATACCAATGCTCAGGCCAACATTCTATTGTATGTCCATTGTCAGGAATATAAGCAATATGACTGTAATCTGATTGGGTTTGATATTTAATAACCTTAGCTAACCAATCAGTGCCCTTATAGGCAAGAAATTTAACCAACATTCTTATCTCCATTCTTTAATTTATTTGCTTTATCCTTAAGATATTCAATTCCTTCTTTAGCTGAAGAAAAAACAGGTGATAATCTACCTTGCTTTATATCTTCTGATGCTTCCCTTTCAGTGTGAGAAAGGAAAGTTATTAGGACTGTGGCAAAGGTTTAGTTATCTTGTGGGTAAAGATATAATAGAAAAAGTAGTGCCTTACATGATAAAGTTTGTGGGAGTTTTGTGATGAATGCCAACCAAGCTTATTTTTGGACAAAAGAATGGCAGGAAGCAGAAAGGGAAGCATCAGAAGATATAAAGCAAGGTAGATTATCACCTGTCTTTTCTTCAGCT